CAACCTTGATCCAAGCAGCTCGTCTGTTTACACGCCGTCAGTCGCCATTCGGAATCGCAGGAAGCCCAGACTTAGGCACAGTCCGACTCACAGCCAAACTCGACGCAGATGTTGAAGCCTTGCTTCGACCATTCCGCAAGAACAATGGGCTGGCTAAATAATGCCAATGCAGCCAAGCCAAGTGCGTGATGCACTTAAAACAAGACTTCAAACAATCTCAGGCCTTCGCGTTTACGAAGTGATCCCAGAACCAATAACACCGCCATGCGCAATCGTCGGCCAATTAGATTTCACATTCGACATCGATAACGCCCGGGGATTAGACCAGGCAAATGTTGATATTTATGTGATCGTCCAGCGCTTCTCAGAGAGAGCAGGCCAGGACAAGCTCGATGGATACCTTGCAGGAACAGGAGCAACATCGATCAAAGCGGCGATAGAAGGCGACAGAACGCTCGGCGGAACATGCCAGACATTGCGAGTGATCGGCGCAGAATCCGGAACCTACGACTCGCAATCTGTCACATTTCTCTCGTACCGATACCGCCTAACAATCTGGGGATAAGGAGATCCAAATGACATACACAGTAATCTCAAACCGAGAAGTCTGCGGCAAGACCAAAGGCGACACACTCACAGCAAAAGAATTGCAAGATGCAGAAGTCAACGCAGAAACTCTGATCGCTGGCAACCACATCAAAGCAAGCAATACAGCACCACAAACCCCATCCATCAAAATCGAAACAGAAGAAGGAGCGACTAAATAATGGCTCGCATAGTTCTCACTAACGCATTTATCTCCGTCGGCGGAGTGGATCTGAGCGATTTGGTCGCATCAGTAACACTTAACTCGACATTCGACATCGTCGAAACCACAGCATTCTCATCAACAGCAGCAAAGACACGCGTCGCTGGTTTGGCAGACAATTCAGTAACGCTCGAATTTCACCAAGACTTCGCAACCGGCGAAGTGGAGCAGACAATCTATCCACTTCTCGGAACAGCAGCAGCTGTAATCGTAAAGCCAAACGGAAGCACCACCAGCGCGTTCAATCCAAGTTATACCTGCTCTGCTATTATTTCAGAGTGGACTCCGATAAACGGATCCGTCGGTGAATTGGCAACAGCATCTGTGACTTGGCCAGTAACCGGAGCAATCACGAAGGCGGTCGCATAATGGCAAGACTCGTACTAACAAACGCATCCGTTGTATTTGGATCAACTGATCTAAGCGATCACATCGCGTCGGTCACATTGAATTCAACATTCGACATCGTCGAAACCACTGCGTTCGGCAACACAGCAAAGACACGCGTAGCCGGATTAGCAGACAACTCGGTAACATTTGAATTCCACCAGGACTATGCAACTTCAAGCGTTGAGCAAACAATCTATCCGTTACTTGGAACAGCAGTCTCAGTCGTTGCAAAGCCAGTAGCAGGAACCACAACAACAGTAAATCCACAATACACATTTTCAGCTCTAGTTTCAGAATGGACTCCGCTAAACGGATCCGTTGGTGAGTTAGCAACTGCAAGTGTGACTTGGCCGATCTCCGGCGCAATTACCAAAGCAACATCCTAAAGAAAATAGGGGGAAATAAAGATGGATGGATTAAATATAAAAGTAAAGACGACTGATGGCGTGGAAAAAACTTTCTCATTACGACCACGCATCATCGTCGACTTTGAACAAAAATACGGAAAAGGCCTAGCCAAACTCATCGGCGAAGAGCAGAAGCTCGAACACATCTATTACCTCGGATGGCTTGCACTCAAATCCAATGGAGTGATTGTTAAACCATTCGGACCAGAGTTCTTAGATACGCTCGAAGGAGTTCAACTAGACACAGACCCAAATTCAGAATCCACAGAGATAGCCTGACATATTCAATCGCAGCAGTTTCTGTGGAGACAGGAATAGATCCGATTTCATTAATCGATGCACCAGACGGCATTCTTGAAGCGATCGTGATCTATCTGAAAGAAAGAGCAAAGGCGGCAAACAAACATGGCCAATGAAGTCGTTGTAATAAACGGCATTAAAGAAACCACCGCCGCCTTGAAGAAATTCGACAAGGACGCAGCTCGTCGGCTAAACAAAGTAATCAACGACGAGCTGCGCCTGGCCGAAGGCAACGCGAAAGACCAGATCCCTACCAAACCGCCTATGAGCGGATGGCGGCCAACAGCCCCACTGAACCCTCGCGAAGGCGTCAGAGGGGGCCAGGGCTGGCCGGCGTACGATCCGCAAGCCATTCGCCAGGGCATCGTTAAAACTCGCTCAGAAGGCCGCGTGCGGTCGGATTACACCACCAGCGCAGGCGCACTCTTCAACAAGACCCCACTGGGCGTCATCTTCGAAGTCGCAGGACGCAGAACACCAGGGCAAGGAACAGGACGCCAGATGATCGGCGTATTGAATGACCGCTTCCGCAAAGCCAGTCGCGGAATCTGGGCCGTCATTGATCGTGATCGCCCCCGGATTTATGCCAATATCAGATCAGCAATGGACGATGCACAGAAGACCCTGCAAGCCAATCTAAACAAACAGAAGGGATAACCGAGCATGGCAATAGGCGCAGTAACGGCCCGGATTATTACCCAGTATTCAGACAAGGGCAGCAAGGCAGCATCCAGAGACATCAAGAAGCTCGGCGCGTCGTTCGATAAATTTGCAGGCAAAGTAGGCAAGGCATTTGCAGTAGGAGCAGCAGCAGCTGGAGCATTCGCAGTCAAGATCGGAGTCGACTCCGTCAAGGCAGCGATCGCAGATGAAAAATCCCAGGCGCTGCTTGCCAATTCACTCCGAAATACAACAGGGGCAACAGACGAAGCGATCGCTGCAACAGAAGCCTGGATAGATCAGACTCAGAGAGCCTACGGAGTCGTCGACGACGATCTTCGTCCGGCCTTATCAAAACTAGCGGCAATGACCGGCTCAGTTACAAATGCCCAGAAACTTCTAGGTTTAGCCATTGATGTTTCAGCAGGCGGCGGCGTCGATTTGAATGCAGCTACAAATGCAGTCACAAAGGCCCTGCAAGGAAACTACAAAGCGCTCAAAAATCTAGGCGTACCAATTACCGAAGCAATGGTCAAATCCAAAGACCTCAATGCGGTTCTGCAACTGACTGCAAAGACATTCGCTGGAGCAGCATCAACCAGAGCAAACACCTTTGAATTTAGAATGAAGCGCTTGGGCATTGCATTCGACGAAGCAAAAGAATCACTCGGCGCAGCATTGATGCCTGCACTTGAAGAATTATTCGCAATTTTAATAACCAAAGTTATACCAGCAATACAAACATTCCTGGCAGAAAACGGCGACAAACTTGTCGGCGTTATGGTTGGCGCACTCAAAGCCATTGTCGGATTTGGATATGCAGTATTCAAAGTCTTTCAATTTGTAGCAAAACATAAAGATATCTTTACTGCACTCGGTGCAATTTTGGCCGCGACATTTGTAGCAGCCAAAGTCATCGCATTCGTAACTGCAATACAATCATTGGTAAAGGCTTACCAAGCAATCAGAGCCGCAGCACTTGGAGCAGCAGCAGCACAGGCAGCAGCAACCGGCGGAATTTCAGTAGCAGCAGCCGCCGCCGGCGTTGCCGCATTCGCTGCAACACTTGGCGGTCTTTATCTTGTTATTAATCAAGCAAATGGAGCAATGGATGCGCTTGAAGGCACAGGCGAAGATGTCGAATTCACATTCGATGGATTAACCGGAACGACTGACGATTTTCTTAAAAGTCTCAAAGGCCTTGATGTTAATCTTGGCAAAACAACATCAAAGACAAAAGAACAAATAGCAGCAGACCTCAAACTTATTGCAACAAAGAAACTGCTTGCAGCGTTGGCAAAATTTGGAGTTAAACCAACTACAGAGACAGATCCGATCCAACTTGAAGCGGCACGCTTGAATCTTATGAAACAGGCAAACATTGTAGAAGCGCAACGCATTCAGGGGATTATCGAAAATCTTGCTCAGCAAGTCAAAGTCAATGAAGCCGTTCAAAGATATAACGACTTGCTCGGCGTTGTTGCAGATCAAGTAATCTCAGCAGAAGAAGTAGCACTTTTATCTGCAAAGTGGGGAATCACAAAGGAAGCCGTTGTCGCTTACACCACCGCCATCTTTGCTACAAACGACGCCAAACTTTCTGCATCTGAAATCGACCTGCTTGCAAAGCAATGGGGAGTAACAAAGCAGCAAGCAGAGATGTACCTAGACTTCTTCAAAGCAATAAACGATGGCAAACTAGATCCAAAGGAAGTAGACGCTTTAATTGCAAAGTGGGGATTGAGCAGAAGCGCAGTCGATGATTACGCAAAGAAAATCTCAGAAGGCGTAGTTCCTTCTGCTTTGTGGCCAGCACCAGGAGATGCGGCTGCGAGTTCTTGGACGGCAGCACTCGCAGCTCTTAACGCCTACATCGCAGCAACCAAAGCAACGATCACTACCACTTTGCCGCCGTCACTTCTTGGACCAACAGATATAACAGCAAAGAGCAAAGCCGAAATAGACGCTTTGATTGCAGCTCGAGAAGGAACGCCAATCTCAGGGCCGAATGATCCACGCGTTCTATACGGCGGCGCTCGCCCGAACATGGGTGGCGGATTTGATATTTTCGATCCAGAAAGACTAGGCATGACATCGGGTGGCACTATTCCAAAGATGGCCACAGGCGGCATCGTTACCAGCCCTACCACAGCTCTGATCGGCGAAGCAGGGCCAGAAGCGATCATTCCACTCGACCGCATGGGATCGATGGGCGGAGCAACCGTCAATGTCGTGATCAACGGCAGCGTTACCAGCGAAGGCGACCTCGTGAATGCGATCCGTAACGCCCTCCTTCAAGGCCAAAATAACGGCCAGGCGATTACAAAGACAGCGATCCAACTCTGATGGCAGGCATTCCACAGCTCGGCGCAGAGATCGACTTCGTCAACGGCCCGGCGTTCGTTGCCGTCGCCTTTACATTGAACGATCCATACAAAGGCGTGCTCGGCAAAGGGCAGCTCGCAGAAGGCGATGACCTGGTCGACATTTCCAGCATCATCTTGCGAGCATCGATCCGCAGAGGACGCAATCGAATCTTGAATAAATTCGAAGCAGGAACGGCAGTCGTTGAGATCAAGGACGACAATGGCGACTGGAACCCGGCAAACACAGCAGGGCCTTATTACGGCAAGCTTGTCCCATTGCGCAAAATTCGAATCTTTGCAGATTACGAAGGGATCCGTTACTACTTATTTTCAGGATTTATCACCAGCTACGATACCCAATTCGCAATCGGAGCCGATGAAGTTTCCAGGGTGGTACTCAACTGCGTCGACGGCTTCCGCCTTCTCAATAATGTGGCCATTAGCACCGTTGCAGACACAGGGGCAGGACAGCTCAGCGGAACCCGAATCGAAAAATTGCTCGATGTCAGCAACTGGCCTAATTCACAAAGAGAGATCGACGCCGGCAACAGCACCATGCAGGCAGATCCAGGAACAGCAGACAGAACCGTCCTGGGAGCGATACAGACAGTAGAAAACAGCGAATTCGGTGGCTTCTTTATGTCAGCAGAAGGAGATGCAACCTTCTACTCAAGAAACACAGTAAGCATCTATGCAGACTCAACCCCCACAGTTTTCAGCGACGACGGCACAGGAATCTCATACGCCCAGATTGATCTAGCCTTTGACGACACCTTGATCGTAAATAATGTCTCGGTTCAAAGGCTGAACGGAACAAAC